AGCAAAGGGGACGATGAGTCGACTACCGGATAGTACTTTAGTACTTTCCGGATCTTCTCATCGAGCCACTGGCAAGTCGCCCAGTAGCCTTCTTGGTAAAGAAGGTTACGAAGTGCGACTGTGGCAATAACCCCTTCAACGTGCTTCCTGTTAGTCGGGAGTACTTGTCGAACCTTGACAATGCTAACGTCATGGCCGTCATAGTACTCCTTCCCGCAAGACTCCCGGAACTTACCGTTCCAGAACGACTTGCGTCGATTCACTTTAGCTCCGAAGAGTTCAAGTGATTCGATAACGGAAGGCACATATTCTACGGGGACGATAATATCGTCTCCATAGACACGCACCCGCCCCTTCATCTCTTTAATGAGACTAGGGGTAATCCGGCGATTGAGCACTCGCTCAATCCCATGAAAGATGATGGTCAGAAAGACCATCTCCTCAATAGGAAAGGTGAGTGCTGAACCCATAGACGCGAACTTGGCAAGGCGTTGAACGCCATGTCCAGGTACATGAGCTTTCCTCGACCGACAAGCCTGAACGGCCCGACGCAAAGGGCCAGACAGACTCATCATGTTGAGTACTAGCTCATTCGAAACTCTATCGGACGCTTCGCTAAGGTCTAGCGTAGCAAGGTCACCATTCAGTGACCCCTGATGGGCCGCGCGCTGGTTAGGCGTTTGGTCATCAGAACCGAGAAAGGAACCAAGATGAAAATCCTTGATCCCTTCGAGGATCATCGGCAAGAGGGACTGTTGTGCATATTGCATAGCAGTCGGCTCGATCCCGATAATTCTCGGAGTTTTGAGCGTTTTAGGGACGGATATTACCCTAACGGGTATTTCCGCCTCGGGTTCGAGGATATCGATGACGGCCAACTCCTCGACATTGTCGGGAGTTGGAACGAGGTACATTTCCATAGGGAAGTGCACATCGAGCCGTCTGGGCCAGGTCTTCTGCAGATATTTTGCATTCGCATGCAATCTATCAGCAGTAGCACCTGGACCATGCTTTGGAACGGGAGGACTAGCATAGATTTTAGAGTCTATGCTCGACCAAACGTCCTTATAAAGCACGTTAGCTATACGGCGGAACTCTGCGAGATTACTCCCGGAGGCTTCACCTGTATTTTTAACGCCGATATCCTGCTCACACTCGATGTAAGCACGATACGCAGCCTTCTCACGCGCATTGCTGCACGGGAGTTGGATCTTAGAGTACATCAGCGTTAGCTGACGTATCTCTTTGATTGCGTCTACGTTCGGAACATCGAGCAATTGACCAGAACCTCGGTCAAACACAAGCCCGAGCAAACCTCCGAAAAATCGGGGGAGAGCTCCTGCCCTATGGAATCCATAGAAAGCAGATGGGGCTACGTAACCTTGGTCAAGACTTTCTTCAAAGTCTTTTCCAAAGTTAGCAAGGGTTATCGTGAGAAACGAGAATCCCTCGTGTTTGACACGAGTGCTGACAGTCTTAATGTCAGCGGTGGTGCTAGTGCGACATCGGATAGCAGATTCTTCTGCTATCTTTACCCACAGAAGGAGATCATCCTTCCTAGGGCGGTGGAGCCGTTGTTGGCTTTTCATAGCCCGTACTCCTTAAATGGATTACGTTAGCTATCCAAGCCTACAACACATAACTACAGTGCCCTTACCTGATACGAATAATAAACGTACCAGGCTCGTCCAGCAGTCTGAGAATATCAACTGATGGAGGATTTGGCGCACTGTGGCATTCCTTGACAGCATCCTTCACGGATAGCGGACACTTAGTTATCGTCCCAGGTACTGGGAAGATAACCTTCGTAGCCGTATCCTCCTCCTTGTCGCCGCTCACAGAAGTGAGTGTGATAAGGAAGATACAAAGAAGGACGAGGACAAGCCAGAACACAAACGGATTTCTTTCCAAGAACAGAAAGAATTGCGCATGTGGCTGGTATCGTTGATTTCCTTTCACGCCGTCCCAAGCAGACGAGTCCTTAGGACTCGCCAGCGAGGAGCTTCGTGATAAGGGCGTCAGACGATGCCGTGAACTGGGCCTTAAAGCCCGCGTACACGGCCAAGGCCTCGGCGGCTGAGTAACCGAGCACAGGTACGTCGAAGACGATGTAATTTGACATCGACAACTTCGCATTCTGTGCCGGGATAAACAGATCCGCAGCGATCTTGGAATGGTCGATCCGGAGAACTCGCCTTGTCCGGCGCCCGTAGGCGTGGGACGCGGTGAGCTTCACCAGACCGTCAGAGGACGTGTACTCCGACTTGTTGTTCTGGACGTTAGTCCGAGGCAACGAGATCGGCGTACCCGAAATCGTGACTGTCTGGGGATCAGTATATGCCATAGGCATTGCTCCTTACGCTAGATAATTAATCTAGCTTTGGTGGTTGTGCAGTGGACCTGTACTATCTGCGCCTAGAAATACCAAGCGCAGCGAGTATCGAGGCCTGGAAGGCTGACAAGCCCTCCCAGGATACCCCGAACCCAAAGGGGTTAGCCTGTCGCCTCACCTTGGTCTCAGTGACCAAGGTCAGCGGTCCAGCAGAAGCAGGTTTCTTGTTGATACGGAAACCAGAACGCTCCTGAAAATAGGTACGGGACACTGTTGAGTGTTCCATGATGTACCCATAATGCATAACCAGGCCTCCGGTCGCGAAATCGGAAACGTTAGATATAACGTCTCCGGTATTCGAGAACCAGTCGACAGCCCAGCTCCACGGGCTCAGCTCCCAGAGAGTATCTGGCGTGATGTTCAGGCCAAGTCTATTGGCCAGGAGTGCCAACTTACCAATCTTACTCCGGCTGTCATATCCGGAGGGAAGGTAGTAAGTGAACGCTCCCGAGAACCATCTACGCGTAGTCTTTTCCTCGACTACGGAGACTGTGCTCGCGCCCCCAGGAGAGGGCTCGAACAAGTTTCCAGGCCAAGCTAGAGCGCTTAGCACTGGATTCGTGTTTTCGAGCCAACTACTGGAGGATGTTTCGATTGGGAACTCGTAGTTCCGTCTAACGACCTTTCCGCTGTCACGCTCGTACTGTGCAAGCACAGAATCGAGATTAGTGACAACGTTAGCGAAGTCAGAAACATCGCTAATGAGAGGTCGCCAGCCAAACTGAACGTTCAAGTAGTCGCTAGCTGCGGCTCTTGCGCGTTCTGATCTGGCCTTCCAGCTTTGGGAACCGATAAGGTGAGGTAAACCCTCACGATAAAGTTCCCCAATAGCTTGAGCGGCATCTACGGGTGGATTTGTGGGCTTACATCGGGCTATGGCAGTCGTCCCGAATTCGTCCAAATCATCGTTAGATGATCTGTTCGAAGGCGGGAAGAAAGGCCATACACGGCCATCCGACTTGGGAGGCGTTAGCTGCATTCTTGGTATCATTACCCCGACATAGTCGAGGTACTGAATCAAGGATGGGCCAAACGTCTGATCCCACTCATCTCGCACGTTTATGCGAGCCCCTTCGGGCTTGCGTACATACGAGTGAGTTGTTTCGAATGGACCGCCGATGTCAGTGAGACCAGCCTTTCTAAGCTGGCTGATCTGATGCCCTTCCGACACAGTTGTCTGTGTCCCGCCGAGGTAAGCTACAGTTTCCTTGCTAGGGGAAGAGGTGACAAGTTGTCCCCCCTGCCCTTTGCCAGGAACCGTCCAATACTCAGCCTTTCCGCTACCCGCTTTTTGCGCGATAGCAGGAGTAGACCGAGTACGGGTAGTCGTACCCGGTGGCAATCGTGGCTCCTTTGGTTGTGGTTTTCTCGTCTCAATTGAGACGAGAGGTGTCGTGCACTGCACG